CGTAAAAGGAGATGTCGGTCTTCTAAAAATTGACGTAGATGGCTACGACTGGGACGTAATCAACACTTTTAGCTTTGCCACAACACCCCCTATTTACATAGAAGAAGACGGTAAAGAGGAATGGCAGTATTCCAAGTATTTTGATATGAACCACAGGCTGAAAGAGCAGAAGTACAACAATATTTGGATGTTTGACAACTATGGCTGCTTAATCGGGTTCACCAAGAAATGGACGGAAGTAGACACACTCAATGCCTACATCAATCGCATGAAAAAGGGTAAATCAGAGCAAACCTTGTGGTATGTAGATTTGCTCATCTGCCAAGATGAAGATGTACAGAACTTAGGTAATGCAGTTCTTGCATATTTGGAAAAGTGATTTTTCTTGGTGGCGGGGAAGCCAAATCCGTTTTAGGATTTTTTATCTTTTGGCAGTACGCTTTGCTTTACGGAAAGCGTCTGCTGTAGGGTATCCCGCCTGTCCAGGACGCTTGGCAGGAAGACCCGCTTTACGTCTTTTGTTGATGTTGTAGTAGAGACCACGTTTAGCTTTAGGTGTACTAGACAATTTGCACTCCTTCTTTTAATTGAGCTATGGTTAACCCGCCTGTGTATTGGAAGTGCGCAAGCTCTTTAAAGTGCACCCACTTACCCGCCCACTCTAGACCAGCTTGCTCACCAAGAGCACCAACAGTTGCCCACACTGGGTGACTTCCATCCCAATCAGGCTTGCCATTAACCATAGGCACAACGTCCACAGCACAGCGGTAGTTGTGATAACTATCACCAGCTCCAGCGTTCGTGACAATATTGCCTGGAGCAGTGCGCCCCTGAGCATAGAGTGCAGCCTGACTTTCATTGTCTCTATAAGTGGATGTAACGAGGAGTTCAATTCCAGAATCCTGACATAAGGCAATGAAGTGCTCGACCTTGGTTTTGACTTCTGGGAGTAGTTCATCTAGTGAGCGTGAGTTAATCATTTTGACCCCATTGGCGTTGAGTTGTGAAGCATTGCATCCTTGGCTTGTGAACCAGCAGAGCTGCCAAAATAAAAGGCAACTACACCTGTCCAAGCAGTTCCAAGTGAACCCAACATAATGTCGATTTGGGGAGTGTGTTGGACTTGACCATACATTAAGCCAAAAAGTATTCCAAAAAACCCGCCTGTAATACCTATAGCAAGAATAGGTGGTATCCAAGATTGGGTGGCAATCTGCATTGTTCTTGCAGAACTTCTATCTTGTACAGCCAACTGCTCAAAGTCTAACCCAAGTTCTTGAGCTTTAGCCTTGAGCGCTATTTCCGCTTGCTGAACGCTTGCAATCTGGTCAGCAGTGAGCTTGCCATCGTCAAGCATCTTCTTAGCATCATCCTGAGATATGCCCAAAACCTTAGATACTGCCTCATACGCTAGACCGCCTAAAGGACCTCCTAATGCAGTAGCTATTGTGGGAGCTATTTGCATTAACCAGTTCACAATCCTTCTCCTCCTGTAATATATACATTTGCACTACTTGTTGAGGTAATGCCTCCAAAATAAACAGTTGTGTTTGCTGCCGCTTGATTGTAAGTTACAACTTTAGTTGAACCTGCACCTAAACACCAAGCATTATTAGGAGTAGAAGGTGTCGGAATTACTGCTGTAGGAGCTGTTGTTCCGGCAACAAGAAACACAGGAACAGTGCCAGTGTTAACGCACATAAATTGGTTGACCGGACTATAAGCAGTTACAGCAACGTTATTTGCGGATGTGCCACAAATAAGTACGCTAGTATTGCCCATAGGGCTAAATGCAATGTTATTAGCCATTAGTACACCTTTTTACCAGCGCCCTTAGTAGGACTTTGTTTAGTGTTGTAGCTAGGTGTACCAGAGAAGTCAAAGACCGCACGAAAGCCTCCTTTAGGCAACTGACCAGGAGTCCAGCGTTCCATATCAGCAGTGCCATCTCTAGGCAACTGAGGACGAGTAGACTTGGCTATTTGTTGATTGACTTCATGAGGTCTCTGATGTTGAGAGTTAGCCATGTGACTATTCTCATAGGCATCACTCGGACTCATCGGGTTGATATTTCGGTTGTTGCTTGGCATTACTTCTCTCCTTGTTGGTTACGACTAGGTAACTGAATAGTACGAATATACTCAAAGTTGCGACTCTTGTCCAATCCCCTGCCCACATTGTGTAGCAAGCCAGTCCGCAACTCATCGACAACGCCAATATCGTTATCAATCGGTCTGAGATGACTTCTAACGCTAGACGAATTAAAGTTACTGAATCCATGATTACCCCCTGAATGTTTAAAGGTAATCATATTATCATATATCCTTATCGTCTTCCTCGTCTGCGTGACCAAAGAACCCTGAACCGTATTCATCATCCGACACTTTTGCTTTTAAAGCCTCCAGTTTCAGAGCACGGTCAATTATTTTGGTTTTGTCAGTTAGTGAAGCAGTTGGGTCAAGCATGGTAGAGGTCAGCAAGTCCGCAATGGCTTTCTCTAGCGCTGGACTGATACCCTTGTCTTTTTTCTTGCTCATCTGCAACCCCATCTACGTCTAGCTGCACGCCCTCTTTCGCCTTTCCAGCTCTTAGACCTGGCGCAAAAGGATTTGTGGCGTGGGCCAGATTTCTGGGGCGCTTTCAAATTGCTTCCTGTGGCACGGTTGTACTTAGCTCTGCCTTTAGCGGTGAGTCCACCACCAGCAGCAACAGATTGTTTCTCACCCCTGCCAACAGATAAATTAGGTTTTTTGTCGCTCATCTTTTAGCCTTTCTTTTGGCTGATTTTTTGGGCTTACGAGCCGTTGACAAAGCGATAGCAATAATTTGCTTCCTGGGGCGACCGCCCTCTTTTGTGAGTTTGCTAATGTTTTCTGAAATGACTTCACGGGATTTTCCTTTACGTAATGGCATTATTTTTCCTTTTTAGTAAGGTCAGGGGTAACTCCCGCAGCCGTGGGAATTATTGATTTTTCCATTGTTACGGGTTCTTCAAGTCGTCTTGCTCCAAGAGTCTTTTTAATAGGATATAAAGGTATTTCCACTAAATCCCTAATTCCTCCCCACATTGTCGAACTTGGAGTTAATCCTTTATGAACATCTTCAGCAAATCTTTTACCTTGACTTGGAGCCATAATATTTAATGCTTGACCCGCTTGTCCCAGTTGATACAAATTATTATTTGTACCGTAAATAGCACCTTGTTCAACACGATTTTGGATGACATTGCCAACTGCTTCTGCGGGAATAACACCCATTTCAGAACCCGACTTAAGTTGAGCTTCCTCTAAAGTTTTCAAAGACTCGTAATTTCTTCTAGTCTTTTCTAAATCTCTAGCAATATCAGGCATAGATTTATCCGCAGCAGAATCAAATAATCCTTGCACTTTCCTCAAAGAACTTGAAGTTCTTGGATTAGAAGAACGCATTGCAGCATCACCCAAAATACTTCTAATTTCGTTGTATTCTGTTGCGTCCATTTGAATCTTCCCTTGTTGACGAACCGTAGGAATAAGTTGATTCAAAATATCTAATGCTTTTTGACTTTGTTCAGCCGTAGCTTCTTCTTCACCGATTCTTGGCAAACTATCTATTTGAGTTTTAAGAGTTTGAGGTATATTCCCAACTCTTTCAAGCGCCCCAATAAGCGCCCTTGATTGTCCAAATGTAATTCCACTGGCAGCTAAAGATTGTTGCTTCTTCAGCAAATCTTGTATGCCTGAAAAGAAGCTATCATCAAACGTTACTTTTCTTCCGTTAAGTAATCCGTTGTATTCATTACTAATTTTATTTTTAGCAGTAGCAAATTCATCTTTACCAAAGGCTTCAGACTCAGGCAAACCAACAGATTTGTTATATTGCCTATTAGCAACTCCTTGTTGAACTTTCAATCGACCAGATGTGGCTACAGATTGAGGTCCTCTGCTAATTTGTTCTGGAGATGGCTTACCCCCAATATCCCTCAAATATCTAGCGGATTCAATTCTTTCTTTTGGAATAGAAGGTGTTGGTCCTCTGCCTAACAAAGATGTATAACCAAGACCTAATCCTGTACCTAATTCTGTTAATTGTTTTACAGCGGGTTTGTATTCTTTATATTTCTCAGGCACTTTCCTTTGAGCCAACTCACCCGCAAGTCCCGCAGCTCCAGCAGCTCCCGCTTGACCAAGCATTTGCGCCCCAGTTTGGGGTGCTATTTCTTTAGCAATAGACGAGGCAAATTTAGGACCATATTGCTCAACTAATTTAGCCCCTAACCCTAAACCTGTTGCAGCAGTTGCTGGAGATATAAAAGATTCAAATAAAGGAACATTTTCAAGTGGCTTTTCCGTGGGAATATTTGCCTGACTCTTGATATAAGCCGTAAGTTTTTTTGCTGCTTCTACGTCACCAGCATTATTGGCTTTTCTCAAAGCGTCATAAACTTGATTCATGTCTGCCATGTTAATCTCCAGTGCTGTATTTTTTCAACAGGTCTTGAATATCTTGAGGATGTTCAGCTTGAGGATTTGCTTGTTTGTAATGAGCATCCAAAACATCATTAACATCAAAAGGAATAGACTGGTTAATTCTGTCGTTAGCTGCTTGCACAGCATTATTCATTTGTTCAGAAGCTCCTGGCTTGCTTGGGAAGTTTTCTGCCAAAATGTTCATCTCTTGTTTAATTCTGGCGAGAAACATTGCAGCAGCTTCTGCGCTATCTCCTTCTTTTGGAATTTGAGACTTATAAGTATCTATTCTTGATTTGGCAGCAGAAGAAGCGTAACCG